CGTGGCATTCGCGTCGAATGACGTATGAGTACGTAAGCTGATGTTGACCAGCTCTTGATATGAGGTTGCAAAATCCCGCGCGCTGCTGGTTGCCACTTTGATGCGGCCCTCAAGCAATTTCATCGAGTCGGCCGTTTCTACCAATTGCTTACCAGTTTGGTACAAGGCTATGGCGGATAAACCGGATACCAACCCACGCAAAGCGCCATTCAGGTCGAGCGTATTGCGCGCCATTTGGTTGATCGATTGGTTAGTATTACGCGCTTCTGAGCTGGTATCGCGGAGGGAGTTTCGAAGCTGTTGATTGCCGGAGGCACTGCCGCGCGCCGAATCGCCCTGGTTGCGAGTCGCGTCCGATAGACGATTCATATCGTCGGCCAGCAAGCGAACCTCTCCGCTCAGGTCACGACCATTGATCTTGATCTTAACGCCTAAAACGATATCGTCTGCCATAGCCTATTTCGATTTGCTGTTCATCACTGCCATCGCCGCCTGCTCCATGAGTTGTAATGCCGTAAAAATCCCGTTGTGCTTCTTTTTCGGCTGTGTTCGGTCGAGCACGATCTGAACGCCTGGATAATCCAGCCCGAACACGCCGCCCATCGGGCCGTGCCGCCATTGCGTGGTGCATCGGTAGAATACGGTGACCGCATCCCAGTTGTCGGGATCGACCCCGAAATCGGGATCTTCCTCGTCCTGATCGGGCAACTGGATGCCCAGCATCGCAGCATCCTCTGCCAATTGCTCGCCGTTATCCTTGCCGCCGCGCGCCCAGTGCTCGGCGGCCTCGATTAGTTTTTTCTTTGATACCCGCCGTTTGCCGACTCGATAAACGCCTCGGAAATCATGCGATGAATCGAGGGCACGCCGTTCAGCAGTTTGCGCAGATTGTCGCGATTGAATGTACTATCGCCGCCGATTTCGACATCCTTCCAGCCGTCGACAAAGGTCAGCAGATAATCCAGATCGGCCTCGATGACCTCGGCGCCGGTGCGCTGGCTGACGCTTTCATCGGCAATATTCATGTCGATCATTTCCTCGCGCTCGATGCGCCTGAAAATCAACGTGATGGTGTGGCCTTGCTTGCGACCCTTGGCGTCGATCAGGGTAAATTTGACCGGCCATTCGTAGGTTGGAGAAACGTCGAGTTTGAACATATGCGCCTGCACTGTGTGTTGAGAGTCCGGGACAGTGTAGCGGGCGGGATAAAACGGGATAATCCGAAAGCGTTCGGAATAGGGCTTTTCAGTGGAGGCCGGGCGCGGTGCCCGGCCTAATCATCCCCTTTGGAAAAAGGGGATAGAGGGAGATTATTTACTGCAAATGCGGATTTCGTCGTTGCCGGCGGCGCCATACGGCGTAAACGACAGCCCCGCGTCCATCATCACCACACCGTCCGAATCGGAGTATTTCGGCTGCGTCAATTGCACATTGCGGCCGGTAATACCGACGATATTGCCGGCGGATTGACCATGCTTGACGCCAAATACGCCGTAGCTGGCATTTTTGGCGGTAGTCCACCAATCCTTGGCCGCGACCGATGTCGCCTCGATCGACACGTTGCCGACCGGTTTGCGATCGGTAATCAATACCGATTCCGCGCCGACCAGCTGCCTGTGGATCACGGTGTTGGAAAAATCGAACGTCAGCGATTGCATCACCGCGCCGGAAAAACCGAGCAGGTTAAGATCGGTCGTGTTAGCGGTCGATACCGCGACCGGCGTTTGAAAACCCGCATAGTTGACCGACGGCAGCGCTGTATCGCTGATGGTGCCGAGCAAGCCGGTAAACGTCCACTTGAATTTAGGGATTTGCTTGGATGACAAATCGAGCGACACCGTGCCGCGCGCGCCGAGCAAAATATGGCGCACGCCGTCGCGGGCAAAATAGATCGTGGCCGAGGTATTGGCCGTTGCGATACCGAAGCCGCTGTTGGGCGTGTAAATCACATTGGCGCCGATGCTATAGCCGCTGGTCGCATCCGGGACGACGGCCCAGGCTGTTGCAATCGTGGCGATTTTGCTCGTGCCGTTGTAACTGACGATCTCGCCCGCTTGACCGTTGCCGGTGCCGGCGGTCAGGCCGACCGTCATACCGGTGTAAAAATCATCCACGGACGATGCGCCGGCCGCCAGTTTGATCGTTGTCGTGCTGCCCCCGGCTTGGGCGGTGCCTGTAATCGCCGCGGCGGTGATCGTCTCGCTAAAGTTGCACGCCTTCAGCAGTGAGCCCCAGGCTGGAGCCGTGGCCGCCGCTCCTGAACCCGCAATTTCGCTTTCAAAGCTGACCATCGCGTAATTTTCAACGCGAATTTGCCCGGATGAACCAAACCACGGACGCACAAAGTCGCGCTCGACCTGGTTGCCTTCCAAGGGTTGAATTTCCGGAGCGCTACATAAAATAGCCTCGGCGGCAGTCGGCGTGGCATCGCTGCCATACATCGCCTCCAGTTTGACGAGGATCGCGGTTTTGCGGGTTGCAAACATTATTTAGCCTCCGGCTGTTCTTCGGGCTCTGGTTTTTGGGGTTTGGCCGCCGTAGCCTGCGCTTTCGCGTCCTGCTCAGCTTGCCATTGTTCGATCGGCACGCGCACACCCTTATCAGGGTCGACGACGAATGTTCCGGCGTGTCCGGCGTATGGGTCTTGCATGTCTATGTCCTCAAATCGAGCGAATATGATGCGCGGTGCGGTAGCTGTCCTTGGTGATGAAAAAGCCGTTCGCGAACGAGATCAGCTTGTGATCGACCTTCTCGATCATTTCATAGCCGGCCGGCTCCCAGCCGAGCAACGCGGTTTTAACCAGATCGCGCAGCGCCTGGCTGGCATCGTCGGCATCGCCGCCGCGGCCGTCCTGCACGTTCCTGACCGTAATCACCACGCCAAGCTGAATCGCCTCGCGCTGCGACACGGCATTGCCTAATTTGTTTGCGCTGGCGGTCGAGCCTTCCTGAAACACATAACAACCGGGGGCGGCGATGCGCCCGGCAAGAATGTTGGTCAGCCCCGCCGCTCCTGCGACCTCCTTGAAGTCGGTCACTTGGGCCGCGATGCGGGCCTCGACCAGGGCGCGTAGCGTGCTCACCGTTAAAATCCCGCCAGCGTCTGCTCAGAGAAAATTCGATCGCGCTCGGTAAAATCCACATCGCCGGCCGATGCGCTCGATGTCGGGTTTCCGATATCGAAAAGCACCATCCCCTTGACGTAATCGTCCAGGACTTTGAGTGCGCGGTCGTAGGCTTTCTGCACCGGGTCAGGAATGATGTCGTCGTGCAGGTGAAACCGGCTCATATCCTTGGCCAGATTTTTCAGGTCATCGCTGGCCAATGCCAGCGGTAATAGCCAACCCTTCACGCGCAGGCGCTGATTGATTTCCGCATCGGCCTTGGCCAGTGCGGCCGACAATACCGTTGTGTCGATCACGCCGGTATTATTGCGGTCGGTGAGCTGGATCAATTCCGTCTCGCCGAATGCGGTGATCAAATCATCCCGTGTGCAGTAGCTCATCGGTTACTTGTCGCCGGTTTGGGCGCCGCCGTCGCCGTTATCCTTCGGCTCGGTTTTTTTTTTCGGCGGCAATTCGATCACGCCCAGTTCGACCAGCCGCACCTCTTGTTCCGGCTGCAATTCGAGCTTGGGCTTATCGCCGGCCGCATAGCGTTTGCCGTCGATATCGACTGTGTCTTTTACGATGTAGGTCGTCGCAGCCATTTTGCTCCCTTAAGCGACAGCGTCGTGGAAGTGGCAGCCGGCCTCGGTAAACGAGATCAGCTCTTTCACCTGCTCGCCGACACGTACCGTGGTGCCTCCGCGTATGCCGCGTTTCGGGTCGCTAATTGTGCCGGCAAATCGGTTTTGCCACTGCGCGGTAAATGCAAACGTCGGCATCGCCATGCCGCGCACGGTGCGCACGTTGCGGTCGATGCGCAGGAATGAGGCATGCTTGCCCCACAACCGCGCATAGCTGGCGGTTTGACCTTTTTTGGCGGAGTTGTAAAAACTCTCGCCAACATAGATCGCATCCAGTTCCAGCAGATCGGCTACCGCCTGTTTACTGGCGACACCGGTCGCGGTCAGGCCGCCTTGACCACCGCTGGCGTTGAGCACGGCGGCGATGATTTTCGGGTGGCTGCGCAACTTGACCCATGTGGCCCGGCCAAAAATACCAATATTCGGCCGCACCAGCATCAAATCGAATATGGCCATGATCGCTGTGTACGGATCGGAGTTGGTGTAATCGCTCCATTGCGAAGTGCCTGACAGTGTCGTGCGCAGCGTGGAATCGAAGTTATTGAGCGTGAAATACAGATCGGAAACGCGTTTTTCGCGGGACAAATCGAGCAGCAGCGCCACGCCCTCGGTCGCCACCGACTGAGGATCGATATTCGCACCGGCCGCTTGTGCGGTTTGTGTGTCGCGGTACGGGACGAAATCGTCCAAGGCATAATCGAGGATCGAATCGGTAATATCGGTCGCGCCGAACTCGACTTCGTTCGCAAGCGATTTACGGCCGATTTCGGTTTCCGGAATCGAAAACAGATCGGACGAAATCAATTTGGAATAAATGAATTTCTCGCTTTCGACCGGGATGCGCGGGCAAACCAGATCGGCGATCATGCCTTCCGGCTTGACCGCCATTGCGATCTGGGTCAGGCGCGGCTGAATGGTGAATGGTGCAGTAGTGGTCATGGTTTAG